TAGCAGGTATTCACATTGTGAAGACCAATAACCTACCTATTAGTAATATCAGTTCTTCTCAAGTAACGACACATGATGGTAACTTCAGTACGACTAAAGCACTCGTTATGCACAAGTCTTCTGTAGCTACTGTTAAGTTGTTGAACCTTGCAGTAGAAACTGAGTACAGCATTAAGAATCAGGGTTGGATCATTGTAGCTAAGTATGCAATGGGCCACGGATTTATCCGTCCTGAAGGCTGTATTGAATTTAAGACTTCTTAATTAAGTCTAGTGAGGGGAGCTTAAGGAAACTTAGGCTCCTCTTTTTTTTCATTTTAGGAGAATATAATGGTTGATACATCACGCACAGTTAGTGATTTAACAACTAACCTGTTTCAAGATGGTCAAGCAGCAGGTTCAATAACACCTCAGGACTTGCGTGATTTTGTTGAAACTACTCAGGTTAAACAAGGAAGCATCTACATCTCATCAGCAACTGCAACTACCATAGCATCTACTGGAGTCTATGTAGAAGCTGCTGGTACTTGGACTTTATCTACAAGTCCTACTGCTAATGAGTTCGATATGAATACTAATGGTAGACTTAGATATACAGGAACACCTACGGTTAACTGTATGTTCATGGTTACTACTAGTATGCAAATGGCTTCAGGTACAACATCAAAAGAATGTGGTCTACAATTACATAAGAATGGTACGCTTATAACTGGTTCAACAATTACTCGTTTATCTCCTGCTACTAATAATAAGCCAGGAAATGTAACTACAGTTGCCTTGGCTTCTATGTCTACTAATGATTACATTTCTATTTTTGTAGCTAATATAGATGGTACAGAAAATATAACAGTAGATAATGCAAACCTTGTTGGCTACTCTTTGGTAACTTAAAATGTCATTTATATCCGTCACACCTATGACTGAACTAGAAGCTGTTAATATGCTTCTGGCTGCTATAGGCGAAGCTGCTGTATCTAGTCTTGAAACAGCTACTACAGTAGAAGTAACTCAAGCTAAGAATTTACTTTCTAATGTAAACAGAGCAGCTCAACAAAAGGGATGGCATTTTAATACAGAGTGGGATGTAGTACTGACTAGAAATAGTGAGAACATGATTCCTCTAAGTAATTCTATTATGTCTGTACATCAACCAGGTCAGCTCATGACTATTAGAGGTAGGTCTGGTAGTATGTTTGCTTATGACTTAGACAATAATACTTTTACTTGGACTAAAAATCTTAATTCAGCTGTTACTATTACCTTATTAGATTTCATAGATACTCCTCCTACGTTTAGACAGTATGTAACTACTAGAGCTGCAAGGATTTTCCAAGAGGAAATCATAGGACAAGTATCAGCTGAAACTGTAAACAGACAAGAAGAAGCAGAAGCTTATGCAGATTTATTAGATGATGATGCAGAGCGATCAGGATTAAACGTAGCTTATGGTACATTAGATATGTTAAATACGACTCAGCTTCACAGGAAATTATGGTAGATGCCACTAATTACAGAACAAATAAGCAATCTAATCAATGGAGTTTCACAACAACCTCCTAGTTTAAGACTTGCTTCTCAGTGTGAAGTACAAGAGAATGGCATGGTCACTATTGCTGAAGGTCTAAAGAAGAGACCACCATTAGAGAATGTTAAAAACATTACTCCATATACTGATACTAATCAGCACGTTCACTACATTGATAGAGACCCTACAGAACGATATGTAGTTACTATTACTTCAGCTCAATTTGATCCTGCATTTAGCACAGTGTTTACACAAACAGAAATAAATGTATCTGATTTAGAAGGTAATCCTCAGAGTATTGGTGGAGTTACAGCTGCTGAGTTAGAATATATAACTACTACAAATGCTAGAGATAACTTACACTTGTTCTCTATAGCTGACTATACGTTTATATTAAATAAGACTAAGGTAGCAGCTAAGAGTGCCTCATTGGGAACGTCTCGTAATCCTGAAGGCTTGATCTTTCTTAAGCAAGCTACTAATGCAGCAACTATGACTGTGTATGTAGATGGAGTTCTAAGGTCTACAGTTACATCTAGTAATGATGCTGCTACACAAATTGATGATATATATAATGATCTTGTAGCATCTATAGGTGGGACTTTTACTATCACTAAGTTTGGTAGTAGTAACGTACATCTTACTAGAATTAATGGTGCAGACTTTACACTACACGCTAATGCACCAGAGAATAATCTAAGGGCAATTAAAGATTCTGTAGTAGATTTCACAGAGTTACCTGCTAGAACTAAAGATGGTTTTACCATTAAGATCACAGGTGATCCTAGTAGTGGTACAGATGATTACTGGATTAAGCATAACAATTCAGCAGATCAAGATGTAGGTGAGTATGTAGAAACAGTAGAACCAGGATTAGCTAATACTATTGATCCTGCTACTATGCCTCTTAAGTTAGTAAGAACAAGTGAAGACCCTTGGGATGCTTCTTTTTCTACTGACTTTGGGGAGTCTGTATTTACCTTAGATCAGATCACATGGGTTGACAGAGCAGCTGGAGATGAAGTCACAGCTCCTGATCCTAGTTTTATAGGCTTTAAGATAAACGATATGTTCTTCCATAAGAACAGACTAGGACTACTAGCTAATGAGAATATTGTTCTCTCTGAGTTAGGAGAGTACTTTAACTTCTATGCTACTACTGCTACTGATTTACTAGATACAGACATGATTGATCTAGCTGCACCTACTAATGAGGTGAGCATCTTATATCATGCAGTACCATTTAATGAGAACTTAATTGTCTTTAGTAACTCAGCTCAGTTTCAACTAACAGAATTTGCAGCTGGTGGTCTTACTCCTACTAATGCTAAGTTCTCTTTGTTAACTGAGTATGAACATGATAATAGTATTGAACCTAGATTAAATGGTAGGAAGATATACTTCTCAGATGAAAATGATGGTTTTACTTCTATAAGAGAATTTGGTATTGTAGAGGACTTACAAGAAGAGACTGCTGAGAACATCACATCTCATGTACCTAGTTTTATTATGGGTAGAGGTACTAAGATTATCTCACATGATGAAGCTCTGTTTGTATTGTCTGATAAGAATCAGCATGAGTTCTTCCAGTATAAATATCTATTTCAATCAGGAGCTAAGAAGTTAAGCTCATGGTCTAAATGGAAATTTAAACCAGAAGAAAAGATAATAGGTTTAGAAGTAATAGACTATGTAGCTTACTTTACCATAGTCAGACCAAATGGTACTTATATTGATAAGATGTCACTACAGGATGCTAACCTAGTAGGACTTGAAGAGTCTAGTACTCAGCTTTCTTTTAAGCCTCATTTAGATAGACTAGCTCATGTACAAGGTGTGTACGATTCAGGTCAAGATGTAACCAGATGGGTACTTCCTTATCCAGATGACTTTGGTTCTACTTTTAGATTGATCTATGGAGCTGAATGGGAGGGTAGAGAAGGAGGACAGATACAAGGAGTCACCCAAACCTCTCCATTAAACCTTGTAGCTACAGGAGACTTCTCAGCTTATCCTGTATGGGTAGGTAAAGAATATCAGTTCCTATATGAGTTCACAGAGCCTACAATAAAGACTGAGGTACAAGGTAGACTTAGTTCTTTATCTGGTGGTGTACTAAAGATAAGAAAGTTTAATGTAGATTATTTTAAAACTGGTTTCTTCAATATGAAAGTAACAGCTCCTGGTAGGGATGCTTTTACTCATACGTTTACTGGTAGAATCTTAGGTTCACCTTTAAATCAAATAGGTACAGTACCTTTTGAAACTGGTAATTTTAAGAAGCTCATATTAGCTGATGCTAAAGGGTTAAAGATAGAGCTAGTATCTGACTCATATCTTCCATGTGCCTTTACTGGTGCTGATTGGGAAGGTAACTATGTAGTGAGGACAGTCGGGAGAAGGTAGTGAAGCCGTACCATAGAGAATCACAGTTAGACGATCTGACATACTTATCATTAAACCTTAGGTATGAAGATCAACGTGAGGTTGAAGCATTAGGACATACTGTAGAAAAAGCCTTAGCCTTAGGGTATGGCAATAGTACTATATGTAGGTCTATTATAGACAATAGAGGTAGAGTAGTAGGTATCTATGGGGTAGTCCCATTGTCAGATAAGTGTGGACAAGTGTGGATGTTAGGCACTGAAGGTCTTGTAAAGATCAAGACTGCTTTCCTTAAACAATCAAGATCAGAGGTGAATGGTATGAATAATGTATATCCACATCTCTGTAATATTATTGACTCAAGAAACGAAGTACACCTTAAGTGGAT